AGCGGGACAACCGCAGTATCAGCGGCAAAACTAAACCGCAACTTTATTGGATTTGAACTTAATCCGGAATACATTGAAATCGCAAACAAACGCCTGGACTCCGTTGTTTTCGGCGAAGGATTAACGAAATCTAACGAAAGTGAGGCGGAATAATGGGAACATGCGCAGTTGATATCGAAAAAGGTTCGCGAGAATATACGGTTAAATACGCCTTAGACAGCGCAGGCGGCGTTAAACGCTTGATGACGGACTTACACCGGTTACGTAGCGCTAGATTCGAGCGAGGCGACTATGCTGCCAGCGATATTCTACTCGACTTAGACAACGCTATTATCGCCGCTAATTTAACGGTGAGACAACGTCAAGCGGTCTATTATTTGTACGAGGAAGATTATGGTCAGGGAGAAGTAGCGGAAATACTCGGTATCGATCAGAGTAACGTCAGTAGAGCCGCAGATCGGGCACTAGAGTGGATCGCAACGGTGTTTCGAGGATGGAAGTACGGAGAAATCACCGCTATCTATACGGAAGAAACCGAAAATACAAACGAAGAGGGAGTCGAATGATATGACGTATATTTTCGCAGGAGACTATAAAGCGCAATTTAGCGCAGAGGTAACGAAATTAATCGCAAAGAATAACGCAGACGGATTCACTAGTCGTACTGATAAGATGTCGGAAGTCCAGCGATTGACCGACGCTTATATTGCACAAACCGGTGAACCCCCAGAATCTAGCGAATTAGAACGGCTAACTGATGCTATTCTATCGGAGGAATTAAAGTCAACGTATCGAGCAAAGGCTACAGCGTCAGCGTATCCGTTTTTATCCGACCGCCAGTTGCTGACACGCAATAATAACGAAACCCCGATTAGTGCAGCGCATTATCATGGGTCAGATGGAGGTAATTATCGCATCCCTACAAAACGAAAACGCTCGTGGTACGAAAATTCACGAATAGATAAGAAGGCGAAGATACGTAATGATGAGCGCAGAAAGCAATATCGAATGGATACCGCACCAGGACTGGTCGTTACCTATACGATGTCCCCCGAAGATGTAGCGGCTTATCTGACGGAAAAATACGGAAGGAAATTAGCGTAGAGTACTACCGTAAACGATGGTTTGACGGCCTATAGTGTGAAGGCGTCTGGAGGCGCGTTGAGATAACGAAACTTAACGAAAATGCTCGGTAATGTAGCGGCAACTACTACGCCGAGCTTTTCTTTATATAGATACTACGAAAATAAAGGAGGAATACGGCATTGAACGGGATAAGCGAAAGGATGTACGTAGATACGGACGGATTAACGAAAAAACAATATGTTGACGCAGAAGGAACGGTACTTGACGAATTAATACTGGAGGAACGATGGAGACGCGAGGGCGAGCGAGTATTCGTTTACGGCGAAAAGGAAGAAGAGTTCGGAGAAGAAACCGGCCTCGGACGTAAGCCAGAGCATATTAAGCTATATCGGACGAATATGCAACACATTCTAGCGAAAGAAGGACTGACGAAAGACGCCCGTTGTGCCTTCTTATCTTGCCTCGCTTACATCGACTGGAACAGTAACTTCGTTGTTGATCCGTCTACACATAAGCCGTTAAGTGGGCGGGAACTTGCGGAGAAGACCGGATTATCGAAAGATGCGGTAAATCGCGGGTTAAAAGAGTTACAAGAGAAAGGGATAATCGCGGTGATGTCTTCGGGAAAGTCCGGTCGAGCGAATCATTACGTTGTGAATACGTCCCTTGCGTGGAAAGGTAAACGAATAGCGAAGGAAATCGCACAGGTACGCCATTTCGAAGATAACGGATTGAAGTTGCCAGTTACGATTAAGTATTCGCAGGGGATTCGGAATAAGTAACTTCGAATAAGTCTTCGACATTAACGCTTAGGGCACGTGCAATAGCGAATAGATGAGCGTCTTCATGACGTGTGTTCTTGTCAAAACGAGAAATCGAGCCTTGTGTTACTCCGGACATTTCGGATAGTTGCATTTGCGTGATTCCGCGTTCTTTCAATAGAGAAGAGAGACGCGGAGTTACTTCGATTTTCATACGTAACACCTCCGAAATTAATTATACGATATTACATATTTTTCGTCAAAAGCTATTTACAAACGATATACATTATCGTATATTATATTTAACAAAAGACAATGGTAGTAAAAATTGAAGGAGTGATTGTTTATGAATCGCAAACAATGGTCAGTAGAGTGTGCGTTCTGGAAAGCAAACAAAATAGGCGATGAAGTAAACCTATACGAAATTATCGATAGTTACAAAACACTAAGTAATGCTTCAGAGGAAGAGGTAGATGCAATAAATAATTATCTAGCAGACCGTTTAGGGTTTTCCGCTAGTCCGTTGTTATCATCTGAACAAGAAGCCTTATTACGTGAAAACGGTTATTATCAGCCTACATGGTAGGATACATAGTCACTTATCAAGTTAACGAGATATTAACGAAAATAAAACGAAAAGAAGACATCTATTTACACATAATATACGATATCGCATTATATATAAAATAATAACAAATCGACAAAAATGGTGAGGTGTAAAAATAATGGAAGAAATCAACAATCGCACACTTCGTTTGATAAAAAAAACATTGGCGCTAGCTGGTAATAATCCGAGTGCAGAAGAAGCTCAAACAGCCTTGTTAAAGGCTCAAGAATTGATGGCTAAGCACGGTCTTTCTATGTCAGATGTGCCAGTTGATATAGAACGGCAATGTAAGAAAACAACCGAGATCAGAATTGATTATATGAGGTTACTTTGGTGGCATAAACGACTGGCAGAAATTATAGCAAACAATTTCAGGTGTTATAAATACTGGTTCCCCAATGGAAGAGTAGCGCAAATGGCGTTCTTTGGGATTGAATCTGACGTAGCTATCGCTAAAGAAGTATACTTGTTTGCTATTCAAGCTATTAAGTTCCATGCGAATGAGTATATCAAGCGGAATGGAATTACAGGACGATCCACCATTAATGCTGTGAAAAACGATTATATCATCGGTTTCTTAAACGGACTGAATGAAAAGTTTAAAGAACAGATAGATAGGAATGGATGGGGATTGGTAATAGTAAAAGATACTCTTGTTGTTCAAGAATACGAGAAAAAGAATCTTAACTTTGTCAAAGCTGCTAGCTTTACCATCATGGGAGATATGTCAGCCCGCAATGCAGGGTATGTGGAGGGGAAGCGTTTTGATCACGGAAGAACGGCATTGGAAGGTTAGTAGGTAACGATTTCGCAAAACAGTGTATATCACGAAAGGAGAAATAAGCATGGATATGGAGTTTAAAGTTGGCGATATAGTTGTTGATTTAGACCGAAATGGAAGCAAAATTGGAAAACCTTATGTAATTACAGAGGAATTTTTAAGTGAGTACAATCCGTTGCATAACTATTGGGAGTTTGACCAACCAGGTTCACGGCTTGCAACAGATGAAGAAATTCAACAAATGTAACTCATGCAATTCCAGAAGCGCCGCATCACGAAGAATGTGGGCAAGCAATTACTCATAAAGAGTTTCGTAAGCTCGCTGATTTAGGCGGGCTTTTCGTTTATATGCGTACTTACTTTTATATAGCGTCTCATATATGCGACATAGTGTCTCGTATTTGCGACACTCAAAAAGTGGGTTGCGCCTTAGAGCCGCAAGGGTTTGAGCCACTTTTTACCTCGGATTATTTCTTTATCTGTATACGGTACCCATCGAATAAGATAACGATATAATCTACGAAAGATATACGGCTGTTATTCGCAGTGTAACGGTAAATTAGTCGATAGGTTATCGGTAAATGCGTTACAGAGGCGCACACAACTGAGTATTTGACGTAATGGTAGCGATATAGTAACGGGAGTTACCGTTCATAAAAGATTAAGTGATTCCGCCTCCACTCGTTCCGCTACGCTACACTCATTCGGCGGTACTTGTCGTTAAAAGATATACCGTTTATGTATATAGGTGTATTAACGATTCCAGAGCCGAAGGCGATGGAGCAAGCCCGTTAGGGCGCGCTAGTATTCTTTTATATAACGATATAGTACGTTAATTCTACGTAGTATAGCATAAAATAACGCTATATGCTGTTATGGAGGTGAGAAAGACGGAATACCAACGTTATCAATCGTCACTAGGCGTATCCACTACGGAACGCACCGAAGTAACCACGTTTGGTAACGTTTGTTAATCGAAAGGGGAATCGTTTGTGTTCGCTAAAATAGTCGATAGAAAACCGGAGACAGTCGAATTCACACGGACTGATGACGGTAAGTATGCGTTAGTATTCGACGAGTTACCGTTATTCTTATTCGTAAGCACAGATGGATACGGTACGTATGACCAAACGTTTGTTAACGGTAAGTGTTTATCGGATATTAACGCTATTACGATAGAATCGAAGATAGCGGAAGTTACGAGATACAGCGTAGATAAATACGTATGTGTAAGCGGAGATGAAACGGAATAGAACGGATGCCTAGCGTATCTATTTCGTGTACGATCGGAACTATCGAATTGTATGGCGTTATTTTACGGTATATAATGAAGGAATACGTTTAAGGATAACGAATGAGTATGCCGGGCTATTCCGAGAGGGAGGCGGTCGATAACGGATGTTGACGATGGTACTATCGGTTGTTATCGTGTATCTAGCGATTGGTTACGTTATAGGGTACCGCTATTATCGTCAGGATAGTGAGTATACTACGATAGATAATACGTCTTGGTACTTCGTGATAGTACCGTTATTTTGGTTACCGATGTATGTTACCGTTATAGTGGCGTTTGGTACGTGGAAGTAACGATTTCATCCGCAGAGCGCTCGGACCGGGGAAGCCTCGTCAAACTCACGTGGTATTGACGTATGACCCAATTAATTCCGTATTTTATGCGTTATTTTATGCAGTATGGGCGGATAACTTACGGAAAGTAAGCGTTGATATAGCGCGGGGTATCGAATGTATAAACGAGAATATAAAAAGTACGGAAGTGTACCGAGGGACAAAAACGCTATGACCCTTGATATTACTGCGTTTGTGGCATTGCGTAATATTATGGTTAATTAACATAATAAAGATTATCGGACGTAAAAGTTGCATAAATTATGAATGGAGTATGCATTGGCAATCGTGACCCCCAAGCCATGTATGAAATATACTGCGACTGCTGTTTGCAATTAGCGCACAATTTTTCTAACTCAAGGCGTCATTATTTATATTACATCGCAGACTACTATCGGTGTGGCTCGTAATTAGAGCAGTAGGTGAGCGTACGTAGCCTCCTACTCCGGTTACAATCGAGCAGGGTTCGATTCCCTTCTGCGATACCTCATAATCGTCGTATTAATACCGAATAGAACCCGTCACGCTTAACGTACTCATTCGTACGTTGCGGACCAGGACGGGGCAATATAAATAAAACCGCCTACTAACAGAGATTTCCGAAAGTGAGGCGGTTATTTTCGTTCTATAAATTTATCGCATCGTATACGTCGTCAATATTATCTTGCGTAATCCCGATATAACGCAAAGTATACGACTGGGACGAATGGTTAAATATCGATTGAAGTAGCGCAACGTCAACGCCAGCTTTATACGTATGGTACCCGAATGTCTTACGTAAAGTATGCGTACCAATATCGACGTTGATACCGGCTCTTGCGGCTGCGGCGTTAAGTATACGATATGCTTGAACGCGAGATATCGGTCTATTGGCGCCTTTACGAGAGCGAAATACATAATCACTATCGGATGCATCCGATGGAATCACATCTTTAACGGCTTGTTTGATTGCGGTATTGAAGCGGAACATTTTCGTCTTACCCGTTTTCTTCTCGCGGATAGTTAACGAATCTTTACCCCGCAGGTCTTCGACTTTAACGTTAAGAATATCGCTAATACGTAATCCGCTATTAATACCGAATATGAAAAGAAGTTTATCGCGGCCATGTAGCGCGTTTTTCATAGCGTTTATATGGCGCTTATTCTTTATCGGTTGTACGATCTCCAATCGAATAACCTCCGTTCAATCAACTCGTTTTTTTTACATTGATAATAAACGATGAATTAACGAAAGTCAACGAAATAAACGTAAATATCGAAGATAGAAAAAGACTGGCGTTTTCCCCTTGCGTCGGTCTTTTTGTATTTTCGAGAAACTAACGAACTTAAACGAAAGGAGGCGCCAAGATGAGCGCAAAGAAACGGCAATTAGAAGCAAAACTATCGCCAAAGCAACGACAAGCAGCGTTACTGCTCGTTGAACGAGAGTTTACACCGAATGACCAACGAAAAACACTCGATGAGATTGCGTCAGAGGTCGGTTTGTCTGTACGTGGCTTGTATAAGTGGCGTAATGAGAACGCGGATTTCATTGAATACACGAATCTCATCGCTGATGAATTCTTATCGGCTAATCGTGCGGAAGTTTACGGCCAGCTTATGAAGCTGATTTCCGGTTCGCAGCCGTCAGTCAAAGCTATCGACCTATTCATGCGTAGATTCGGCCTGTTGACGGAAAAACAAGTCGTTGAAACACGCGAAGCAGGTAGCGGAACTACTCCGGATGCTATCGCGAAAGAAATCGAAGAGTTAGACGAGTTGCTTGCGGAAGATACTACGAAGAAATAAAAGGAGGCGCGTAAATGGCACTTGTCAACGGTAAGTGGCTTGATCGCCAAGAACGCGCCGACTATATTCGATTAGTTTCGGAGCGGGCGCGTAAGTTAAAATCAGTGTATGACGCTGGAAAAGCAACCGAGTATCATATCGAGCAATTATCGAAAGATATTGCGGAGCTTAAACGGTTAAAACGTATCCACAGGGCCGAAGAAGATACTGCTTATTTCGCATATGAATATTTAAGCGACGGCCACAACCCAGAAAACGAAGACAATATTATTCGTCACGGCGAAGATGATACAAAACACGATAATCTCGAAGATATCGCGCCTATACATCGCGAGTTTTTCGATTTATGTGATCACGTTGACCACGTTGAAAGAAACGCTAGACTTGCGATTGCTGCGGCGCGTGGACATAGTAAATCCGGTATGTTTTCGAATGCATTTCCGTTGCATCAGATTATGTACCGAAAGCGTAAGTATATTCTAGTTATATCAGAAACGGATACACTTTCGAAAAAGTTAATCGGATGGGTAAACAAGCAAATTAAGTTCAATAAAAAGCTAATCGAAGATTTCGGCGTACTGTTACACGAAAAGAACACACAGAACGAAAAGGACAACGAAGAGGCGTTTATTACAACGTCAAATACGTTAGTAGAAGCGTCTTCATCTGGTAAGCAACTACGTGGTAAACGACATGGGGCACACCGGCCGGACCTCGTAATCGTTGACGATCCATCTTCGATGAACAACGAAGGGACGAAAGAAGCCCGTGAAAAGCTTGTTCACTGGTTTAATTCGGTCGTAGTCCCGATTGGTACAAAATCAACCGCGATCATTTTGGTAGGCACGATGGTGAGTGCGACAGGGCTACTCAATCACGTACTGAAACGCAAGGACTTTAAGTCTTCGTTCCATGGCGCTGTTATACAGGAACCGGATAATCCGAAACTGTGGGACCAGTATTGCGAAGTATATGCAAGAGCCGAAGACATGTCGGAAGTTGATACGTTTTATGAGGCGAATAAATCAGAATTAGAATCTGGCATCATTCTCGCGTGGCCGTGGCGTTGGACGTATCGAGCGCTCATGCACGAAAAGGTTAATATGGGTACTCGCGCTTATAACTCAGAGTTCCGTAATCTTGCGTTTAGTGAGGATGAGCAATTTTTCTTTCCGGAAAACTTCGCTTACTATCGTTTTGAGTACGTCAATGGACGTAAATTCGTAGTATATGAAGATTTACGGATTCCAGTCGATGAATTAACGATTTCTGGAGCGTGGGACATTGCACAAGGAAAGAACGCTAGGTCGTGTTATAACGCCGTTCTTACCGTTGGGCGTTACGAAAAGACCGGGCATATCTTCGTCCTAGACGAGTACGCATCGAAAGAACAGCCACACGTTTACATCGATCTAATTATCAATAAGATTCGTGAGTGGAAACATCACGTTTTTAACGTTGAAACAATCAACGCCCAACACGAGTTTTTCCGTCAACTTCAAGAAGCGACACGTAAAGCCGGTATCTATAAAACGCGGATTAACGATATTAAGTCGCATAAATCATCGAAAGATGAGCGTATCGAGGCGTTGGAGCCACTTTGTCATAATAAGACGCTCGTATTCAATCGAGCGCATACTATATTGCTCGATCAAATGGCGCAGTATCCGTACGGCGATTACGTAGATAGCGTCGATGCCTTGCAACAAGCGATTGAACACGTATCAAAACCGAAGAGAATTATACGAGATAAACCAGCGTGGTTATAACGAAATCTGACGAAAGGAGGACGATATTATCAGCAACTTATTCGTACCAGGAGCGCAGTTTCCTCCGGTTAAAGAGATTGAACGGTTAGCAAAGTATAAACGTGGGCGTGAGATATTCGACGGAAACTTATTTAAAGTTTACGAACGTGCTTCGGATTTGTTGAAGGATACACCACACGCGAAGCAACTCGCTAAACTGTATATTGCGGTCAATCTAGCGGATTTACTTCTAACGAAGCCTGCCGATTTGTTAGTTGGTGAACCTCCGTCATATGAAACCGGATTGCCCGACGATTCAATCGAACAGAAACGCTTATCTTCTATCGTCGAAGAAAACGATTTAAACCAGTTATTACATGAAATGACGATAGCTAACGGGTATCGCGGAGACGCAGCGCTAAAAGTGTATTATGCGTACCGTAACGATTTTAGTGAATTGGAAGCGATAGGGTTACCGAAACCCGATGACGTGAAGCCTGAACCGATTATAGAGAGCGTTGACCCTTCGCAGGTATTTCCGGAGTTGTCACGCGGAAGCAAAAAACGGTTTAAGGCGATTAATATTGCGTGGATAGAGACGGTAGAAACGAAAGCAGGCGTAATTCAATCGTTTACCACCGGTTCGGATACGAAGAAGGAGTATTTCTTAAACGTTGAGCGGCACTTACCTGGAGCTATCGTTTATAAGCGATATAAGGTCGAAAACAAGGGCGTCGATACGACGTATGGCGTCCCGATTCCGACGTACACAATCGGAGAAGAAGTCGATACTGGACGTGAATATAACCTAGTTATGACGGGTGTTAGCGATTTTCTAGTGCGATTAGTTCCGTATAAATCGGTGGACGAGCGTTGGCAAGGGATTAGCGGGATAGAAAAGATGGAATCGTTACTAGCAGCGATCAATGACCGACTTGTACAGATAGATTATATTCTATGGAAGCATAGTGATCCGACTGCATACGGACCCGATTTAGGCGAGGATGAAACGAGATTTAGTGGTAGATATATTCCCGTAGGAAAAGAAGAACAAACACCGGGATATATGACGTGGAACTCGCAGCTAGATGGAGCATTCAAGGAACTCGACTATCTACTCGGACTTGTCTATCAGAAGTCGGAAACACCGCAATGGTTATTCGGTACGACAATTTCGCAAGACAAGGGCGGTACAGGAACGAGTCATACCGATTCTGGCGCCATTAAAGCACGCTTTATGCCTATTATTTCGAAAGTAAAGCGAATCCGTAATCATCTGGATAAAGCGGTGAGAGATTGCCTTTATTTCGCACAAGTTATCGAAAACTACGCGAATGAAGGCGTTGAAGGTTTCGTCTCATATGAACCAGTTTACCCGACGATTTATTGGAAAGACGGTATTCCTCGTGATGAAAAAGAGCTTGCAGAGATTATGCAGATACGCACGAATAAACCGACACTGGACGTACAGTCTGCGATTAAGAAGTTAGACGAGGTTAACGATATGCAGGCGAAAACCATAATCGAGCGTATTGACGCCGACGAAACTCGTGTAAACGGAACGGTAGATGCTTCGATTTTTAATACGGATGGAGGCGCTAAATAATGCGCGACATCCCCGAAATTAACTACGAGTACGATATACAACGTCTAGTAACGTTATACAAGCGTGGAATATTCGATATTATGGCGGAACTCAATCGCTTGGACTTAACGGACATGCAACGCGCTCAAATTCTTGCAACGCTAAAGAACATCGCTGAAATTTTACGGAGTATTAACGAAGAGTCAGCGAAATGGGTAGACGAAGTAATTCCGAAAGCAATTACGGACGGCATCGTAAGTGTGATCGTTTCTCTTGGCGTTGTTGGAACGGTAAAGGAAGCGCAGAAAATCGTTAAATTTAACAAAGCGAACAAAGCACTGACTGAGGCTGTAATTGCCGATACACAAGCCGACTTACTTCGAGTAACTACGAATATGAGCGACCGTACTAAGTACGCCATTCGACAGGCCGCGCAGCTATCATTCCGAACCAATTACGCTAAAGGAATAAACGGAAGAAAAGCGATAAGTGTAGATATATTACGCGAAATGCGGGAAACACTTGGTAAAGCGGTTGATACGGGTATTATCGATGCGCGTAATAATCGGTGGAAACCTCTAAATTACGTCGATATGCTAGTACGAACTAAAACGATGTCGGCACATATGGATGCAACGATTAACGAAGCGATATCGAGAGGGGCGTATTATGGAAGAATATCGAAACACGGTGCTACTGATGCGTGCCGTAATTACGAAGGTAA